CAAACTTTGCTCTAATAGGTTCTAGTACCTTCTCGCATAAAGTCTTTATGTTTTCTAAATGCTCAGGTGTTGGGTTATTACTAACTCCTTCACGCTTTGCTGACTCACTCCTGGTGAACTCGCATAAGTCAAAATGTGCTGATAACTTCATAACTATTTTTTAAATACTTTCTCTACTGTTGTTAAGCCTAAACAACCAAACGCTAACAAAGCTACTGATTCTACAAGTATTGTCGAAGGAGCAGTATGTTCATCACTAAAACTATTGTGGTACATAGTAACGCATAATGATATTACACATAGTAAACCACATAATCTTTTCATGCTTAATCTTCCGTTATCTTCCGTAAAAAACTGTTTCATATTAATTTCCTGTTGTATCTACTTTAGTCTTACCCCAAAAGCTTTTCTTCTCTTTTATCTGAATAGTATCATGAATGTAAATAGTATCTATTTTTATCTTCATTGCACTTATGTCATTTTTAAGTTGCTTATTCTCATTAGATAACTGAGCTATCTTGTTAGTAGTAGTTATTATTAGCTTGTCTTTAGTCTTATCTGCTTTTATTTGAACCTTTTTATTATGTTCTAGTGTCTTACTAAAATCACTCATTAACTGTTTAAACTCTCTGTCATCTTTAGTTAATTTAGGTTCTTTAACTCCTTCTACTTTAACATATCCTATTAAGGTGAAGATTGACAATAATGAAAAGAATAATAATTTCATGGCTATTATTTTACAGATTTTTTAATAGCTCCTAAATCCTGTAGCGTTTCTAGCTTTGTGCTAGTAGCACTTAAAGCAGTCTTACACTCCATTAGGGCTTGTGTTTTTAAGGAATCCTTATGCTCAAGGTTGGTTATTCTGTATTCCTGGCTTTGTATTTGGCCTTTGAATGTGCTTTTAATATCTACATACAAATAGGATATACCTATAAGTACAACGAATAATGTACCCACAATAGGGTTTTTAGCGAAATCTTTGAATGATATAGGTAATGGGTTTGCTCCCAAGATACCTTCTTTTTTTACTGCCATTTTACTTTTTTCCTATTTTAAAGTAGATACCACCAGAGTACCCAATATTGTAATTTTTACTAATATCTACGCTAAGGCCTATTAGAGCCTTATTTCTGACACTTAGCATCAAGGAAGGACTTAGTACTTCCAAGCCTACAAGTGGTCTGTATGAGCCTCTAATGCCCCAATAAAGGGTATTAGTCGGTTTACTAGCGTAGAACTCTCTTACAACGATGGTTTTTTGGGTTATATCTGCCTTAAAGCCTCTACTGATAATCCTATTTTGGCTGATAGTATCATCTATTACAAAGATATTAGAATCTTTCTTAATAGTGTCGGAATAAGCCTTTACTTGGCTATAATCGGATAGTATGCGTATCGTATCGGATATATGCGTATATAAGGTATCTATAACCTTATAAGGTATAGAATCACCTTTTCTGTACCGATTTATGTACACTTTTGAGTATTGGGTATCATGAATTACTTGCACCTTCTTAAACTTAGAGGTGTCGAATCCATTAGGAGTCCTAGGTAAGTATGAAGGTTTAACTAAAAAATATAGCCACAATACGAGTAGTACTATGGCTATGAACAAAATATTGTCCTTAACAAACTTCATTATAACTCTTCCTCTTCTTCTGTTATAAATGCGATACCTGTTGTCCAATCTTGAAGGAATGTAAATTCTTTAAGTCCTGAAGAATTAACCACTTCAATAGGCTTAAACTCAAACTCCTTCTCCCCTAGTTCTTTTACTTGAGCAGTTAGCTTTTTGATAGCCTCTTTAGTAAACTTGTAACCATTTTTTTCATCCAATAATAAAATGTCTTTATCATCGGTTGATGCGTTATCAAGGCGGAGTTCTTCAACTTGGGCTTGATAGCTTTCGTGGTGGGATTTGACTTTTTCATATAAACGGAATAACTTTTTTTGTACTTTTGTTTCCTGTGAACCAATAACCGCATTAATTGATGCGACTAGGGTGTTGAGTTGTTTAAATTGCATTGTTGATTTTTTTACAAATATAGGATTAAATACTATTTGTTGGCTCAACTACTTCAGGCACAGGTGGAACATAATCCCCTATGATTGTAAGGTTAAGTTGGTCGCTAGATGCTGCCCAATTCCAACAATACTCATCATCATTACCCCAAGCAGCGTAGGCTTCCCCACTCATTGTTAAGTTGCCTTGTGCTACATTAGCTAAATCACTATCTAATAATGAGTAGTAGAACGATGCAGATGAACCTAGCACCCCACCGATTACATACATATTAAAGATTGTTGCCGTTACTGATTTTCCGTTTATCCAACTTTGAATAGGAGAAATTTGTTTCATTTTATTTTATTTTTTACCATTTGTTAATAGGACATCCTTTTTGCGAAAATATCTTCGCCTTTAATGGACATCCACATTGATTGCATTTTAATTCAATATTATGTTCACACTTATCGCATATATCAAACCTTTCATTAGCAATTTGCTTTTGCTCATCGGTTGGGTTTAACATTTTAAACCACGATTGTAATATGTCTTTAACAACAACTTTGGTCATAAAATAAATTGCTAATTACACCCGATGAACTAATATTTGCACGAACCGCACACGCTGCATAAAGACCATATATTGCCCTTAAAGTACCCCCACCATTATATAGAGTTGTTTGTGCTGCATTTGTATAAGCCAAAGTAAATGTTGAATTAAAATAAACTGTTGCAACATAAGTTTCACCCATACATCCCGATGTTGTACTTAAATCAACTTTTACTCCTATATCACTTTTAACTAAAACTTGTAAACTTGTTTTAGCAGTATTAATTAAATATATTCCAACATCTGTATTATAATAATAATTATTAGTAAAATAATCCTTTGTTATTAATTGAAGTGAATTAGCAGGAATAGTACAACCATCACACCAAGGGATAGTGTTTCCACTTGTATTTATAGACCAAAAGTCATTCATTGCCGTTCTAGTTATGCCTTGATTTGTAGCCGTACCTGCCCAAGTTGTAGCCATATTAGTTAAGTTTAGATTCTAGTTCTTTAATTCTTTGTTCCAATGCGTACACTTTTGCAACTAATACCTCACGATAAGATAGGCTTAACATATCATCACTACCTTTTGAAACCGCACTATCTAATATCCCAACAAAATCTTGAGCATAATAACCTAATTCAACCTTTCCGTTTTTAGTGTAAAGTTTAGGAGTTATTGATGCAATGCCTTTTGTTTGGTAGTTATCTTGGATAAGTGTTTTTAATCTACTATCGGATGATTCAAAAAAGCCCGTTGCAGTACACGATGAACTAAAGGTAGCTGCACCTGTGGATGCAATGGTAAGTTTTGTAGTAGGTGCTCCCGCATTTGAAGTATTAAATATCAAATCACCACTTCTTGCAGTACCTACTTGACTTATATCAATACTTGCAATTGTATTTTTAGAACCTCCTCCATTTGTATAAAACTGAATACCATAACCTGCTCCATTTGCATTGATATTATGATATGTAGAAATATGACCATCTTCAACTTGTAATTTTGTAGAAGGACTGCTAGTTCCGATACCGACATTGCCATTGTCCCATAATATCATCTTTGGATTAGTTAAATAAGCAGTACCATTTGCTAGATAAGTTCCAAAGTTTAAGTAGTTATTACCATCATTATGTATTGACCAATAATAATCATTTGCACTTCTATAAAATCTTGCACTATTACCTGTGCTTGCATATAATCCGTTTGCCGTTACACTACTAGAGAATGTAGCTGCACCTGTGGATGCAATGGATAAGCGAGATGTTCCATTTGTAACTATATGAAAAGCTCTAGCATTATTTGTTCCAATTCCACCCTCATAAGAACCAACACCTGTAAATAATTGATTACCCGATGCACCTTCTAATCCAAAATCCATTCCTCCACTTGTATTTGCAATCGTGCCTGCTATTCTTGAAGTTCCACCACCATTTAAAGTAAATATATAGTTTGCACCACTAAACGTAGCACTTGTTCCACCCAATGCACCTGTTAAAGTTCCCCCTGTTAAAGGTAAGTAAGCAGTAGAAGTATAAGCATTAGAACCAACTATATTTCCATTTAATAAAATGTTTGTTCCATCCCATTGAAATCTTATATTACCTACTCCATCCGCTAAAACAACATTACTATCTAGTGTTGCAGTGCCTACATATTTACCTACAATAGTATTATAAGAACCTGTTGTAATTGATGAACCCGCCGTAAAGCCAATAGCGGTGTTTATTGTTCCTGTTGTAAGTGCGTACAAAGCATTACCGCCAATACCTACATTTGCATTACCCGATGTAACTGAATATAAAGCACTTGCACCTACCGCAACATTATTAGATGCACTTGTAAGTGATGATAAAGTATCACCACCTAATCTAGTATTATTAGCACCCGAACCCCCACCTACTCCTACTTTTATTCCATTTACTGTTAAATCAACTGAAAATGTTTTAGCACCTGTGATGGTTTGGGTAGTTCCTAAAGTAACATATCCGCTTAAATCAGGTGTGTAGTTAGGAATGTTTAAAGTTGCTCCTACTAATGTAGCTGCACCGCTTGTTCCTGTTGTAGTTAATGTAATAGCATTCTGCTTTGCGTTAAATACTGACCAATCAGCTGAACTTAAAGCACCTCTATTCGCTGCACTTGCCGTTGGTAGATTAAAAGTATGCGTAGCAGTTGTACTTGAAATATTGAAATCCGTTCCACTCGTTCCTGTTTGAAAGTATTGAACTTGAGCAGTCAAACCATTCAATGCAGTAATACCTGTACTAAATGTTGTTATAATTTGACATAAATGACCATTTTGAGTATGAATAGTTGTAGTCTTACCACCGCTATTCGTAGCGTATAATTTAACCGCTAACCTATCCGTTAAAGTTAAACTTGTAGCAGGAACTGCCATCGCAAAAGTGTAAAGATTCAAAGCAGTACCATCGTATATAATCTCATTGCTACTTGTAGAAATCAAAGTAAAAGTAGTACCATCGTACTTGTATAATTCAGCGTACATCTGCGGAGTACCACCATTAGAACTCATTTGTGCATAAATCTCATAGTTCCAATTTCCTGCTGGTATGTTTAATTGTGCAGGGTCGTTAGCATCCGTTAAGAAAGCTACTATAAAACCATCCCCTGATTTAGCGAAATCAACCCCTGTTCCTATCACCGCAGTTTTACTCATTTCGTAATAAGTAGTACCACCAATAGTGCCTTGACTTGTTCCTCCGTTAAGATAATACGAAACCGAAGAACCGCCACCGCCACTTGAAGGGAAATCTGCTAAAGTACCATCTCCCCTGATATATTGTGAAGCAACACCTGCTCCTGTTACTGCAATCGTTCCATTAGCCGTTAAGGGGCTATTTGCGACACTAAAAGCACTCGGCATAGATAAACCTATGGAAGTGATTAATGTAGGGAAGGTTGTCAAATTTCCTGCTCCGTTTACATATTGTAAATTAGTTCCGTTGAATCCTATGTTAATCGTTCCGCTTGTAGTAATTGGTGAGCCTGTGATATTTAAACTATCTCCGCTTTCAGTAACCGCAACACTCGTAACTGTTCCTGTTGCACCTGAAGCCCTTTGCCATATAGAACCGCTATAAATAACTTGGTCGCCTACAACAAAAGCAATAGCACCAGCACCGAAGTCAACTGTTCCTGCCACATTACATAAGTAAACATCTCCTTGATTTCCTGTACCATTTACAAGGGTTGGTGTGTTAGTAGCAGCACTCCAAGTTCCTTTGTACTCCATAACCGAGTTAGGTAATTGACTTACTAAAATCTTACCATTTACATCAAGTCTTGGTACACCATTAGCAACATCAAAAGCTACAGAACTTAATACCCCACTTGTTCCAATAATTACATCTTGTAAATTCCTAACTTTCGCACCTCCAGTAATCTGTATCTGTTGACTCATTCTATTTCTAATTAATTATTTAGTAATCATTCTGACAAACTCATCCACCTCTAGCGGTCTTGCCGTTGCAAAGGTAAGAACTCCTGTGGCACTATTAAAGCTAACATTCTCATCCGTTGGTACACCGCTTGTAGCTATCGTTCTAACCTCTACACCACCTCTTGTAACCGATATACAAGCAGATCCGATTGCACCTGAGAAGGTTACAGTTGTTTCACCACCTGCTGCCGTATAAGAAAAACTATTCACGCTTGAAGTTGATATTGTAGAACCTCCGTCTATAACTTGAGTTCCTGTTATTGAATAAGCACCTGTTCCTTGTAATGCCAATGAATAAGTAGATGCACCCTCTACAGGAGCACTTAAGCTAATAGATGTAATGTTAGCAGTACCACTTACTATTGAGTAGCCATAGGTATCACTAGCATCTGCATTGTCATTGTCTATAGAGAATCTAACATCTATTGAAGCCCTATCTAATTGCTTCTGCATTAAAGCAAGATAGGAGTAACCACTTAAGGCTATAAAGCCATCACAATTAACTGTCCATGAAGTAATATCACTTTTAAACTCCCTAAACCAAGCTGATGTTTGAGAAGTTACTTCTACTTGTTCGGTAGATGCCTCAAATGAGCAACTTGTAGAAGCTCCCATTGGAGTCCCTAATGGTATAGTTGTAGTTACTTGAGCTGGATTAGTAAATTGAGTATAAAGCGTAATTTGATTAGTAGTTGTTAAGCCAGTATAAATAACCTTAACTAGAAGCCTATCTGTCGAGCCTATAGTTGTTTGAGTAACTGTCATTGCCGTAGTATATAAGGTCTTTGCTAGGGTTGTTAAGGGTGTTATTGCCGATGTAAACAACAAGGTAGCAACACTACCATTATATTTATATAACTCATACTTAACTTCAGCACCTGCAAAGGCGGTTACAACAGAATAATAAGCACTAAAACTCCAAGTTCCTGCTGGTATGGTAGTAACCCCAGGTTCTCCAGCATCTGTAATAAATGCAGCTATTGTTCCTGCTCCTGTTTTAGTAAAGTTTGATGAGGTTTCTACCTCTTGAGTTCTGCTCATTTGCTTACACACAATGCCATCAAAGACACCTCCACCAAAATCTCCATTAAAGAAATAGGTAGCGTTGCTATCATATTCATATAAAACTATATTTGTCCCATTTATTACACTTGCCATAATTAAAGTTATTTAAGAGCCTAAGTATTTTATTGTTTCTACTGATGCGTTATCTGTATTTGTAATCTCTAATAATTGTAATGATGTTGTTCTATCTCCATAACTATCTACAGTTAACCTATTGGCCATAAATGTTTTATTATTATAGCTTAAAGCGTCTGTTGCAGAATCCACTACTGCATATTTCTTATTCAAATATATGGTAGTATTACTAGATTCAGATATACCTAAATCACCTTCCAATGTAGCAAGGTTTTTATTAAATATATTTGAGTATTGTCTACATATTAATTGTGTTAAATTACTATATGTTCCAGCCTTCCCATACCTATACCAATTCTGTAGTTTAACTAATGAGTTATTAAACAATGAACCAATGCTATTAGGTACTGTTAAATCAGGGTAATTAGCACCATAAGGTATTTCTATTTCTTTTAATAATGCTTCATTTGTTCCTAATTTCCTTTGTACTTCAAGTGCATTGTATTGTCCATTTGATTGAGTTAAAGATAAATTATTGAATCTAAATAAACTAGAAGCAGAACTTACTACAAACCCTATACTTATATATCCTATAGCTACATCAACATTGTCTAAAGTACCGCCCCCAAGTGGTATTTCAAGCGAATAATTTTTGAATGGCCTTCTTGCTTCAACAGATCCAACAGGAGCACCAGAATCTGGTATTAAAATATATGTGTTTATGTCACTTGACCAACCCCCATTTGAATCTAAAATATATGTATTTGAACCAACAAATAATCTTACAAGTAAATAACAAATTCCTTGAATACCATATCCAAGAGTAGAGCCTAATCTATATGTAAAAGATAGCGTTGCATTAGAGTTGCCCATTTTAGGTAAATATCCAAGAGAGCCTATTTCTCCTGTTGTTTTAAATGTCGCTACACCAGTTCCTGATTGTTTTATTCTAACATCATTAAACTCATCATCAGGGTATTCGTAAACAGTTAAAGAGCCTGTTCCAGATAATCCAGCAGTAAATCCAACTGGGGCAGTAGTAGAGTTTATATATTGCTTAAAATCACCATCGTTTATATAGTTTTTAGCGTAGGAATATGGTGTTGTTACCTTAAGCCTAGAATACCCTTTTTTTGTTATTTTGGTTTGACTATTATTAATAAAGTGCACATTGCCTTCACTATAAGGATCAATAGAGATGCCTGTGGTTAGTGTTCCCGATTCTGTTAAATAAACAACGGTATCTAACAAGTATTTTGTATAATAGTTTGTTGTACCAGCCATTTCATTTATAGACATAATCCACCAATTACCTTGGTATTGGAATAATCTACAACCAAAAGACTTAACAATATTATCTACTATTGTAAAATAATCTAACCCTACAAAATCTCTTCTAAATTGGTATGTTTGTACGAATGGTTCGTTATCCGTAGAAGTCGCCCTATCCATCATCCCTTCTGCAAAATAAGAGCAACAAGAATATAGGTAAGTATAAGAATCGTAACCAATGCTATATAATGCCGTATTTAATACACTCAATAGGTTTGTTGTTGCATTTGTGTTTCCTTCTAATGCGCTATATGTGGTATATTTTAAATATGATAACGCATCTACACATACAAAATTAACCTCTTGGTTTCCTGTTGTAAATGGTAGATTTATATAATCATTGAATAAAAATCCCTTCCACTTTATATTGGTACTTGCCCCTACAATATTTACTAACTCTACATAATATTTCCTATCATCTGCATTTAGCAAATCAGGGAAATTATCATAATCATCTTGAGTTGATATTAAAAAAGAAACATTTAATTGAGATGATATAATCCCTCCTAATGGATCTTCTTGACTAGAATTAGGTTGCAACAATATACTTGTAGGCTGATATGTTTTAACAGTAGAACTGTAATCCTTTTCATAAATATTTACAACTAATGTTGAACTATTACGAAGTGCTTGAGTTAATGTATATCTTAATCCGTATGCCATTATACTAAACTTATATTTTGTCCTTTAAGATTTGATGCCTTTTGTGCCCTATTTACAGACAAAAGTAAGTCTTGTCCTCTTAACATAAATGTTCCACCTCCACCTCCACCAATCATGTCTTTAAGTTTGTCTAAAGGGGCAACTACCTCTGGATTGTTTTGAGCACCTGGGTATTCACCCATTAAGCCATATGTAGGCCCACTAATAATACCGCCATTAGCAAAACCATCAAACATTGTAAGTGGCTGAGATACTCCACCTCCTGCACCAGCACCCATTTTAGGAAACCCCATGCCTTGCGAAACAAGCATCCCAAATGTTTTACCTATAGCTGAAAAATCTACTAAGCCAAGTGCAGCCATTAATGCAACTGCAATGGCAGCCGTTATAATTACTTTTGCTAATTGCTTTAATAAATTTGTAAAAACTGATTCTAATGCCTCTCCTATACTAGCACCTTTCTCAACCATCATATCAAATGCAGGAGCTAATGCAGACATAATAGCCATACCTAATTGCATTGTAGCTTGTGCAGAAGAATTTATAAGTGCATTGTTTAAGCCAATTTGTTGTTTTGTTATTTCTCCTGTCTTTTTTACATAATCTTCATAAGAAATTAAATTAAACCCATAAAGAATATCAAAATACGCTTGTTCCTCTTTTAATATTGCTATTTGCTGATTTTTGTCACCAGTAGCAAGATTCATCTTATTTTTATAAAATTCGCTAACAGTCTTTAAGCTATCTTCATAACCTTTTTGTCCTCTAGCTATTCTTTCTTTATTCCTTTTTTCTTCTTCCTTAACTTCTTTATCATACTCTTTGGCTTGTTCAACTGCGAGTTTACTTTGCTCTTCAAGAATCTTTCTGCCTGTTTCTGCTTGTGAATTTAGTATTAACTGATTATATGTATCCTTAATTGTTTGTATATCCTTACCGCTTTTGCCTTCTATTTGTGCTTGTCTTACGGCTAAATTCCGTTGTGCTGCTAAAATCTCTTGCTCATAACTAGCAGACATTAATAAATCATCTTTATAATATTGCTTTTTAGCTTCTAGTAATTTAATATTAGGATCTTCTAGTCTTGCCTTATTTTTTTCAGGATCTTGAGTATAATCGTTTAATTTTTTTATAGATGTAATATTAGCATCTATTATATCTTTATATAATTTAGCTTCATCATTTATAGACTGTTGCTCTTTTTCTATATCTGTTAAAATCTCTGAAGATTTAGCAACTGCGCCCCAAGCGTTAACCATCATTAATGGCCCTTTAGGAAGGTCATCAAATGTCTTAACTAACCTCTGCGTAAAAGTCATTTCATCTTGTATAAGACTTTTAACCTCTTTATATAAATATAATTCTCTTTCTTTTTGAGTAGCTAAAGTCTTATTTTTCTTTATAGTTAACGCATTTTGCTTAATAGCAATCTCTTCTAATGTTTTTTCAGCAGCCTTTACTTGAGCATACTGCCATATTGTTGTTGTTAATTTTTTATAAGATTCATCTGCCTTGCCTAGTGCTATATCTTCATCTGAATACAAACCTAATAATCCTGGGTATTCTTTTTTTAATTCTTGTGCTGCTATTAATCTTTCATCCATTGACACATTAACATCAGTAGCAACTCTATATAAAGATTCTAGTTGTATCGTTTCATTTGCATATGCAGTAGCTGCTTCTTTAGAGAAATCTGTTGTTAATTTTACTGTATTACCAAACTTAATCATCCCGTTATCCCATGCAGTAAAAAAGGCAATAAGTGCAGAACCAGCTAAATAAATAGGCCCTGTTAATCCTGCAAACCCTCCCATAAGAGCAGGTAGGTTATTTTGAATACCCCTAAATCCATAAGGTAAGTCTTGTAATACTAATGCAAGGTTTGTCCATTGCATATTTGATTTTTTAATCTGATTACCTGCGGCAGCGGCAGTATTACCTGCTTTAGTTTGAGCAAGAGATAATTGATTGTAACTTGCAGCAAGGGCATCTGCACTAGCTTTTGTAGGTTTTATGGCAAGGCCTACACTTTCCATGTATTTAGTAAAAGCTTTTGTTGATGCAGGAACATTCCCTAGATCAAAGTCAAAGACTACCTTAACTATTTGATTATCTGCCATTATATTATAGGTTTAACAATTTTATATTTTTCTAAAACCGCTTTTAATTCTTCTTCTGTCATTACTCTTTGCTTTACAAAGTTACGAGTATCGCAGTCTAATTCAATAAGCTCTTGTGGCTTAACTTTCTTACCTTTTGGTAATTGAATGTTTATTAGTAATGTTGTCTGCCATCTAGTTCTAACCCATTCTTGTTCTTCTTGATGCCTATATCCATACCACACAAAATCTAATTCAGCCATGGTCATCTCCCAAAACAAATGGGGAAGCACTTTGCACTCCCCCATTGTATATCTTTCTATATCAATCCACTCTAATTTTTTTTTACTCCATCTTTTTTACTTGACTTTGTTAGCTTATCATCTATACCGCTATTCATGCTTTCTGAAAGTGCTGCCATTACTTCTTGAAACTTTTGTCCTCCTACTCCGCCCATGTCATCTATCCAGTCACATACTTCCATCTCTGTAAAGGTTGGAGTGATTCCTTGAGAATATAATGGATATTCAGCTGCCGATTTCATTAAGTTAACAATAGCATCTATTGAATCCTTGCCGCTTAAAGCTTGTCCTATGTCAGAAGGCCCTATTCCTTGTAATTGACAGAATCTTTTAAGACTCCAAGTACAAAAACGCATCGGTATCTTCTTCCCATCGGAAAGAGTTAGTTCAAATTGTCCTCTCATATGTTTGGTTTGTTTGGTTTGTTTTTACTATGCGTTGGTAGCGATAGTTAATGGCCCTGTTCCTTTGAAAGAAACTGAGTAAGTAACTGGATTCTCCATATCAGCAGTCATATCTACACTCTCAATAAATGCTGAACCTGAATAAATCACATCACCTGTAACTGGAGTTACACCACCAACTGTTGAGTTATCTACAGTAGTAAACTTAACTTGAACTGCAGTTCTAGCGATTGCTAAAGCATTCAATTCAGCAGTAGTTACATAAGTAGCAACTGTTCCTGGAACTACTGTAGCTAAGCCATCAGTTGTTAAAGACCAAGACCTTTGCCCACCAATTTCATCAGCCCATCCTAAGCTTTGTTTTGTAGATGCGTCTGGAGCATCGATAGCCAAACTTAAAGAACATGAAGTAGCGAAACCTATTACTTCAGTTCCAATTAGAACTACTAATGAAGTTCCGTTAAATACACTTGTTGTTGCCATTTTATTTTATTTTTCTTTTATGTTAATTGATTCACGAAATGATCCATTGTTATCACCCTTCTAAACACATATGCCTCATCCACATAGTCAAAGGTAGCAATATTACTACTAATCTTACAAGTCACTATTTTAAAGTCAGGTGCGGTACTAGGATAGTTCGGTGGTCTAACACCTACTATTTCTAATAACTCATTTGCATAAGTATCAACCGTTTTCTGCCCTACCTCTCCTGCTTTAAAAGTCCTATAAACTATGTCAAATTGGATAGTAACATCAAAGCCGAAACTCTGCTTATTACTATTGTCCACTTGTGTCTGACTACTGATAATCAAAAAAGGTGGTTCTACTGTGTCAGGTGCTATGGTATCATAAGCAGCTAATGAGTAGGAAGCCGAGATAAGCTTATCGTAATAAGCCTTCCTTAATGTATATCCGCAATCCTTCATTTTGGTACAAATTTAATGAAATATATTTATATCTTAATAGACTTCAATTTTTTAATCATAGATGTAAAGACTTCGCTATAAGCACTAAACATATATGGCCTATGTGGAACACCTATTAACTTCTTTGATTTTTTAAATGTTAGAGCATACGATTCTAAATCAGACATATTCAAATTTTGGTAAACAGGTATCTGAAATCTTGTTCCTGTTCCAAACTCTACATAAGGAGCATATCTTACATTGGTATTACCTGCACTTACACTAGCTCCTTTACCTACTACAAACTTACTATGTCTAATAGAGTTCTTTAAGGCGCTTGTTTTTACAGGTACTTGTTGTTTTGCTTTGGCTGCTATTTCTATAACTGCTGCATCAATAATAAGCTTAGACTCCTCCATCATTTTTTTAGGTGCTGCATTTAATCTCTTGATTATCGCATCAGTACCATATATCTTTACTCCAAACTTTGCCATTACTTAAGTGTTGCACAACCTATTAAATAATATTGATTCAAGTCGGCTTCGTTAATAATAGAGTTAATCATATAAGTCCTTGATTTCCAAGTTATTACAAGAGCATTAGTAAATGTCTTGCCTGTTGTATATCTAATCCTAAATGTAGCTCCATCATTAATACTATCCTTACCTGCTATATTAGTCCTAGAATTGGTATTAGTGACCAATTCAGCCCAGCAAGTGTAGTATGGTACTAAAGTATTCACAAACCCTCCTGCACTATCAGAAACGCTTGTTTTAGTATTAAAAGTAATCCTATTTCTTAATTGTCCTATCATTAGAAGATAATACTTACCCTTTTGTAAGGTTTCATTAGTTCGTAAGCCGTTGTTAAGTTAGCTGAAGGCTTAGAGCTTTCAACACTTGATTCTCTGTA